GAGCAATCAGTTCAAAAATATAAAGATGAACTTGCTATTAATGGCGATATGTCTTATCTTAATTTAGATTGGAAACCAGTACCGGTTATTTCTAAATTTGTAGATATAGTGGCTAATGGTATGAATAATAAAGTTTATGAAATAAAAGCTTTTGCTCAAGACCCTATATCATTAAAGAAAAGAACTGACTATGCTAATGCTATTTATGAGGATATGTTAGCTAAACCTTATTTAGAAGAATTAAAAGGAACATTGGGTATTGATCAATACCAAAGTCCTGACCCAGCTAATTTACCTGAAAATAAAGAAGAATTAGATATTCATATGCAATTAAGTTATAAACAAGCTATTGAAATTGCTGAAGAAGAAGTTATCAATAATACTTTAGAAAAAAATAGGTTTGATAATATAAAGAAAAGATTTAATTATGATTTAGTAACTTTAGGTATAGGGTGTGCTAAAACTAGTTGGAATAAAGCTAATGGAGTTACTTTAGAATACGTAGATCCTGCAAATTTAATATATTCCTATTCTGAAGATCCACATTTTGAAGATATATATTATGTGGGAGAAGTAAAAAGTTTAACTATTCCTGAAATAGCTAAACAATTTCCACATTTAACTGAAGATCAATTAGAAAAAATTCAACAAACCAGAGGATATAATAATCAACAATTATATGGATGGCAAACATATGATAGAAATACTATCCAGATTATGTTTTTTGAATATAAAACATACAACACACAAGTATTTAAAATAAAAGAAACAGACACAGGATTAGAAAAAGCTTTAGTAAAAACAGATGAATTTAATCCACCAAAAAATGATAATTTTTCAAAAGTAAGCAGAAAAATAGAAGTACTTTATAAAGGGGTTAAAGTTTTAGGTAATAATGAACTAATACAATGGGAATTGGCTGAGAATATGACAAGACCTATGGCGGATACTACTAGGGTAGAAATGAGTTATACTCTTTGTGCGCCTCGAATGTATAAAGGACGTATTGATTCTATTGTTAGTAGAATTACAGGGTTTGCTGATATGATTCAAATAACCCATTTAAAGTTACAACAAGTTATATCTAGACTAGTACCAGATGGAGTATTTTTAGATATGGATGGAATTGCTGAAGTTGATTTAGGAAATGGAACAAATTATAATCCAGCTGAAGCATTAAATATGTATTTTCAAACTGGTAGTATAGTTGGTAGATCACTTACTCAAGAAGGAGATATGAATCCTGGTAAAGTACCTATTCAAGAATTAGCTACATCTAGTGGTCAAGGAAAAGTAGCAAGTTTAATACAAACGTATCAATATTATTTGCAACTTATAAGAGATGTGACCGGGCTAAATGAAGCTAGAGATGGTAGTATGCCAGAACAAGATACATTAGTTGGTTTACAAAAAATGGCTGTTAATGCTTCTAATACTGCAACTAGACACGTAATGCAAGCCAGTTTATGGTTAACAGTAAGAACGTGTGAAAATATATCATTAAAGATTGCGGATTCTTTACAATATCCATTAACTTTAAATTCATTAAAGAGCTCTGTGTCTACTTATAATGTAGGTACATTAGCAGAAATACAGAATTTACCTTTACATGATTTTGGTATTTATTTAGAGTTAGAGCCTGAAGAAGAGGATAAAGCTTTACTTGAGCAAAATATTCAAATGGCACTTCAGCAAGGTGGAATTGATTTAGAAGATGCTATTGATATTAGAGAAATTGCTAATCTTAAACTTGCTAATGACGTTCTTAAACAAAAACGTAAAAAACGTCAAGAACAAATACAACAAGCGCAACAACAACAAGCCCAAGCAGAAGCACAAGCCCAGTCTCAAGCTGCTGAAGCACAGGCTATGACTGAAGTACAAAAACAACAAGCTATTACAGGTTCAACAGTAGAATTGGAACAAGCCAAAGCGCAAATGGAAATTCAAAGAATGCAAACAGAATTCCAATTAAAAAATCAAGAGTTGCAATTTAAACATCAATTTGATTTAGAATTAAAACAAATGGAACTTGAAGCAATGAAAGAAAAAGAAGCTTTAATAGAAGATCGTAAAGATAAAAGAATAAAACTAGAAGGTAACCAACAAAGTCAAATGATTGATCAACGAAATAATGATTTAATGCCTATAGATTTTGAACAACAACAAAGTATGTAAATACTTATTAATTAATTTTATATTATTATATTATGTCAGAAACAAAAACAAACCCTGAAGTAACCAAAGAGGTTAAGTCAGAAGGTGGGGATATGAAAATGAAATCCAAACCTAAAATCAAAAAATTTAATACTACTAAAGAAGAACCTGTAAAGGTTGATCTTGCAAAGGATCCTAATGTTAAAATTGAGGAACCAACTAAAGTAGATTTAACTAAAACAAAAGAAGAAGACAATGCCATTTCTATCGGAGAAACAAAGGAAATACCTGTGGGCGAACGAACCGGAGATAGCAAAGGAGTGGACGGAGAAGTACGGGTCAGCGATACAGAGGAAGACAAGCAAGTACAAGAGTCCGAATCGCCTATTGAAGAAATTCAAGAAATGTCCCAAGACCCTCTGCCAGAAGAAAACACAGTTATAGATGAAGTATCGCCTAAGGTAACAGATTTACCAGATAATATTGAAAAATTGGTAGACTTTATGAAGGAAACTGGTGGCACAGTTCAAGATTACGTAAGATTAAATGCAGATTATTCTGACGTAAATGAAGATGTTTTATTAAAAGAATATTATAAAAATACAAAACCGCATTTAAATACCGAAGAAGTTGACTTTATTATGGAGGAAACTTTTAGTTATGATGCGGATGTTGACGAAGAGCGAGACGTCAAAAAGAAGAAACTCGCTAAAAAAGAAGCGGTTGCAGAAGCACGTAGTCATTTAGAAGGCTTAAAGCAAAAATATTACGACGAAATCAAGTTGAGGCCCGGCGTAACGCAAGAGCAACAAAAAGCTACAGACTTTTTTAACCGTTATAATAATGAACAAGAAATAGCTGAGCAAAAGCATTCCAAGTTTATCAACAATACTAAACAACTTTTTTCTAATGAATTCAAAGGTTTTGATTTCGAAGTTGGTGAAAAGAAATTTAGATATGGTGTTAAAGACCCAGGTGCTGTTGCAGAGAATCAATCTAATTTAAATAACTTCGTCGAGAAGTTCTTAGATAAAGAAGGAAATGTTAAAGATACGAGAGGTTATCATAAGGCTATGTATGCTGCACAAAATATAGATAGAATAGTAAATCATTTTTACGAACAAGGAAAATCTGATGGAATTAAAACTGTAGTTGATGGATCTAAAAATCCAACAACAGAGGCTCGTCAAACAGCTGGTGATATTTTTGTTGGTGGACTTAAAGTTCGCGCTATAGACGGTGTAGATAGTTCAAGATTGAAAATTAAACAAAGTAAATTTAACAATTAAAATTAAACAATTATGGGTGTATTAAGTCCTCAATATGGGAGTTTAATACCTTCGCAAACTACTCAAACTTTAGTAAGCAATTACTTAAATTTTAATAGTGGTGGAGGAAACGACTTCGCACAACAATATCTACCGGAAATTTATGAAGCTGAGGTAGAGCGTTATGGAAACAGAACGTTAAGTGGCTTCTTAAGAATGGTTGGCGCTGAAATGCCAATGATGTCTGACCAAGTAGTTTGGTCTGAGCAAAACAGATTACACATAGGTTATGATAACGCAGGTTGTACTGCTGTTGGAGCAAATGCAGGTAACAGAATAAGTTTACCAGCAGGTGTTGTTAACACAGTATTCGTTAATATGACTGTTGTAATTATGGATCCAGCTAATCCAGCATTAACTGTAAAAGCAATTGTAACTGCTACAGGTGCTGCAGGTGCAGGTGGAGCAGGTGGTGCTCAGAATTTTGACGTATTACCTTATACTAGAGTTAATGTAAATGCTACAGCTGTCGCTTTGACTGGCTTAAAAGTATTTGTATATGGTTCTGAATTTGGGAAAGGATCTACAGGTCCTGCTACGGGAACTTCTGGTCAATCTATCCAACCACAATTATCTACATTTAGTAACAAACCAATTATTATCAGAGACAGGTACGCTGTTAGTGGATCTGATACTGCTCAGATAGGATGGGTTGAAGTTGCTACTGAAGATGGAACTTCTGGATACTTATGGTATCTAAAAGCTGAAGGTGAAACTAGAATGAGATTCGAAGATTACTTAGAGATGGCAATGATTGAAGGTGAATTAGCTAATGGCGTACAAGCAGGAACAATTTCTGGTACTGCTGGTCTTAGCTTCCTTGCTGGAGCAACTGCTGGTCAAATAGGTACTGAAGGTCTATTTGCTGCTATTAATAATGGTGGTAATGTACTTTCTGGTTACGCTGGTTCTTTACAGGATTTCGATGCTGTATTAGAGAATTTAGATTCTCAAGGAGCTATTGAAGAAAATATGCTTTTCTTAGACAGAAAAACTGAGTTATTATTTGATAACATGTTAGCGCAACAAAACTCTTATGGAGCAGGTGGTACATCTTATGGTGTATTCGAAAACTCTGAAGATATGGCGCTTAACTTAGGTTTCTCTGGTTTTAGAAGAGGTTCATATGACTTCTATAAAACTTCTTGGAAATATCTAAATGACGCTTCTACAAGAGGTGGTTCTACTAATTTTGTTAGTGGTGACAACATTGATGGTGTATTAGTACCAGCTGGTACTTCTACAGTATACGATCAGTTACTGGGAACAAACATTAGACGACCTTTCTTGCATGTAAGATATAGAGCTTCTCAAGCAGATGATAGAAGAATGAAGTCTTGGTTAACTGGTTCAGTTGGCGGAGCACAAACTTCTAACTTAGATGCTATGGAGGTAAATTTCTTATCAGAAAGATGTCTTTGTACTCAAGCTAGAAATAATTTCGTATTATTCACAGCTTAATTATATTTAAAGGAAAAGGCGCTTCGGCGCCTTGCCCTTTATTTTTTTAACTATTTAATTATATTATATTATGTCAAAAACAAAAGAAAATACAGATGTTGTAATGGAAGAACCTAAGGTTCAAAAACCATCACAACCAAAGAAAACCTCAGTTGAAAAAAACGACTGGGAAATAAAAGATAGACACTATTTTTTACTAGGAGATAAAGAACCTTTAACTTTTACATTAAAATCCAGACATACGGAAAAGTATCCGTTATTGTATTTTGATCCAGTAAAGAAAGAGCAAAGGGCTTTAAGATATGCAACTAATCAATCTTCTCCATTTGCCGATGAGCAAAAAGGGGAGGTTACTTTAAAACATATTATGTTTAAAGATGGTTCTTTGTACGTTCCTCAAGAACATCAAGCCTTACAAAAACTTTTATCTTTATATCATCCAGATTTAAATGGAAGATATGCAGAATTAAAACCTCAAGTTGTAGCGCAAAATGAACTAGTTGATTTACAATTAGAAATTATGGCATTAAATGCGGCAAGAGATATGGAGATAGAGCAGATAGAAGCTATTATGAGAGTTGAAATAGGAAGTTCAGTTTCAGAACTATCGTCTAAAGAACTAAAAAGAGATATATTATTATTTGCTAAAAAGAATCCTAAGTTATTTATTGATTTAGCAAAAGATGATAATGTTATGTTAAGAAACTTTGGTATAAAAGCAACAGAGGTTGGTATTATACAATTATCTCAAGATCAAAGAAGCTTTACTTTTGGTTCTAATAAACGTAAACTTATGACAGTACCATTTGATGAAAATCCATATTCAGCATTAGCTGCGTGGTTTAAAACAGATGAAGGTGTAGAGGTTTATAAAACAATAGAGAAGAAAATCTCTTAACATGTAATACTCATATAGGGCGGTTAACGCCGCCTTATATTATAAATAATATACTAGAATGGCAATAAACGTAGATACAGTATACAAAACTGTTTTGTTAATCCTTAATCAACAACAAAGAGGATATATGACACCTGACGAATTTAACAAAGTCGCAACACAGGTCCAATTAAATATATTCGAAAAATACGAAGACGATCTAAATCAACAGTATCGTATGCCACAAAATGACACGGAGTATGCGAATCGTGTTAAAAATATTGAAGATAATTTACAATTCTTTCAAAGAACCGGGGCTACTGCTTATGTAGGTCCACATTTTACCTTAACTCCTACTGACATCTATAGGTTAGGTACTGTTTTTTATAATAGCACAGAGTTAACACAATATGCACAAAGAAACGAAGTAACACAATTACTACTTTCTCCTCTTACACAACCTACAACTGATTTTCCAATATATTTATATGAGAATGATACTTTATTTGTATATCCTACAACTATACAAACAGGTATAACTATATCATATTTAAAAACACCAGCTGATGTTGTATGGGCTTATGGTGTGGGAACTTTAGGGCAATTTGAATATCAAGCTCCTCCAGCCTCTACATTTTTTGAACTTAATGTATCAGAACAAACAAATGTAATATCAAGGATATTAGCTTATGCAGGATTAATTATTAATGATCCTACTGTTATAGAAATGGCTGCGGGGGAAGTACAAAAAGAAGAACAAAACTCAAAAACATAAGATATGCCTAGACCAGACGGAGGATTAATCCAAGAACAAAATGTACAATATTACGCGGGTGCGCAGATTATATATACTCCGGTAGCTACTACTACGTATACTTTCACATTTAATACAGCTTTATCTTTAGGTAGTACAACGAGTTGGAACCCTACTGATCCAGATTATACATTAAATAATTTTTATATATATACCAGCCCCAACGGTTTATCTAATTGGACATTATATAACACAGCTTTTACATTGGTGGGTGGTATTAATAATAGTGTTATAACATTAGGATTGCAACAAGCAATTGGAATATATGTTAAAGTACAATTAAAAGAAGGAGCAGTAGAAAATAATTATGGAGGATATGAATATATTTCTCTAAAAGATATAGTTAATAACTTTATAGTAGGTTATGTAGGCCAAGATAAATTAATACCTAGAGTGAACAGAACCGATGTACTATTTCATGCAAAAAGAGGTTTACAAGAATTTAGTTATGATACACTAAAAAGTATAAAATCTCAGGAGCTAACTGTTCCAGATAATCTTTCTTTAACAATACCACAAGATTATGTTAATTATGTTAAGCTATCTTGGATTGATGGTAACGGTGTTAAACATACTATATATCCCACACAGTTAACAAGTAGTCCCTGGGAATCACCTGTACAAGATTCTACTGGTGAAATTGTACAAGATAATTTTGGGGATAATGTTGAAGGAACTTCTCAAACAAATGAAAGATGGCAAAGTAGTAATCCAAGTAATATTACAGGATTCTGGCCGGCAGATATTAATAACCCTAATTTATTTATGTATGATTGGTGGGGAGAAAATGGCTGGGGCTATGGAGGATTTTATGGTAAACGATATGGGGGCGACCCAGTTAATATGCAAATGAATGGATGGTTTAATATAGATGAAAAAAGAGGAACCTTTAATTTTTCTAGTGATTTAAAAAAGAAAATAATAATATTAGAATATGTATCTGATGGACTTGCATATGATTTAGACACTAAAGTTCCTAAGCTTGCAGAAGAAGCTATGTATCAACATCTTTTATATAGTATTCTCTCTACACGAACTACAACCGTGGCTATTGCCCCGCAATATAAAAAGCAAAGATATGCAGCATTAAGAAATGCTAAAATAAGATTATCTAATATTAAATTAGATGAGATTGTTCAAGTGATGCGTAACAAATCTAAATGGATAAAACACTAAAGAATGCCAGAAATAAAGAATAATTTTCTTGAAGGGAAAATGAATCAAGATAGTGACTCTCGTCTTCTACAAAAAGGAGAATATAGAGAAGCAATAAACTTATTAATAAGTAGATCTGAAGGCGCTACAGTTGGTGAATTTGAAAATGTACTAGGTAATACCAATGTAGGGACAGTATCTTCTACACATAAATTAAGCGTTATAGGTAGTTTTATAGATCAAACAAATAATATAGTTTATGCATTTGCTACTGATTTCTCTGAACCTAACCCATCAGATAGGGCAGACTCAAGTAATACATGTTTAATACTAGAATTTGATTTAGCTAACCCGGGTACCCCTACTGTTCTTGTAAGTGGTTTTTTCTTAAACTTTAACAAAGAATTTCCTATTTATGGGGTAAATTTATTAGAAGAGCTTTTGTTTTGGACTGATAATTTAAATCAACCTCGAAAAATAAATATAATTGCGGCTAGGAATAATCCAACTACCTATACTAAAGAAGTGCAAATTTCTGTTGCAAAATATTATCCTTATGACGCTATAATTCCAATGGAACGCCAAACCGCTACAACTGTAGCTACTGGTGACCCTACAGAAATAGAAATAACCTCTGGTAATGCTAATATTAGAGTAGGCGATATAATTACAGATAATGATAAAACAGATATTCCTAATGCAACTATTAGCAATACTTCCCCTGTTGTAAAAGTAATTCAAATATTAGATCCTGGGACTAACACTAAATTTAAAGTTGCTCCAGCAATAACACCAGCAACTCTAGCTGCAGATATAAAAATAGATTTTAGTAGAACATCTATGGAAAATAGATCTGAAGTGTATAAATCTAATTATTCTATACAAACAGTTGGTACTATTATGGCCGCTGGAAGCGGTGGATTAGGTGGCACGCATACAATAATTCGTATAGATTCCGATGCTCTTCTAGGTGGAGTCCCTAGAGTAGGTGATATAGTAACAAATTTAACAAGCCCTGATAATATTCCTAATCCTAGTAATGCAGAAACTACAGCACAATTTAATTTAAGAATAAGTACTATAACAATAAATAATGTTAGTAATACGGATAGTGGAAGATGGACAATAACTTTTGATAATGACGCTACTGTTAACGGGGCTATAACGGGATTTACTGCAAATGATGAAATTGCTATAGCAACTAACCCTTTATATGAAAGTAATTTTCCAGGAGATACAAAATTTTTAGATGATAAATTTGTACGATTTAGTTATAGGTTTAAATTTAATGATAATGAATATTCTTTAATGGCGCCATTTAGTCAAATAATGTTTATTCCCAGACAATATGGTGAATTTAATTTAGGACAAATTGATACTAAATATTTACCTTCAGATAATTACAGCGATGATCAAGGTATAAATAATTATTATCAAGATGAAACAGATGCTTATACAAGTACTATATTAGAATGGTTTGAAAATGATATAGATTCTATAGGGTTAAAAATTCCTTTGCCTGATAGCATAGCTAATACTCAAAGTATTTATAATATAAAAGAGATTGATATATTATATAGAGAATCTGATGCTTTGGCTGTAAAAGTTTTAGATACATTAGACGTAAGTGTCATGACCGCAGGGCAAACTACTACTATAAATTATGATGATGATTTACATGGGTTATTAAATCAATTATATTATAATTATACTTATAGATCCAACAAGCCTTATAAAACTTTACCAGAGATACAAACAACAAGGGTATATGACAAAGTACCTATTAAAGCTCTAGGACAAGAGATAATAACTAATAGAATAGTATATGGTAATTATGTAGAAAGAATGACCCCTCCGTCAGCTATTCCTTACACAGCAGGATATAGCGATCGTGATGCACAAACTACAGATTATTATACCCAATATCCCTTTAGTACAACTAAACAAAATAGAATATATCAAATAGGTTTTGTATTGGTTGATTATTTTGGTAGACAATCTGATGTTATATTATCTTCTTATGATAATCAAAATATAGGCTCCTCAACAGAAGCAGGATCAAGTGTATATATTCCTTATAGGGGGAGCGGTGATTCAGCAATTTTTAATTGGTTAGGTACAAATTTAACTTTAAATATAGATGGAGCAATTGGTGCAACAATAAATAATACAAGCGGGGAGCCTGGTTTATATAGAGAAGAAGGGTTTGTAGCAAGTATAATTATAGATGATGCGGGTAGTGATTTTGAAGCAGATACAACATATCCGGTTGATGGAGGCGGTGGTTGTACAATAAGAGTAACAGCTGTAGATGGTTCTGGAAGAATTACTGCAGCGACTGTGATGACTGGTGGCAGTGGCTATACAAATGGAGGGACTCTAATTCTATTATCTCCCGGCGGTGGAGATGATGCAGAGCTTGAGGCAACCACGGGTATTGCTAACCCTTTAGGGTGGTATACTTATAAAGTTGTTGTTAAACAACAAGAACAAGAATATTATAATGTTTATTTACCGGGGTTTGTAAATGGATTGCCTGTACAAGATTTATTATGGGATGGAGTAACTACTAATGTTTCTACACCTCCATATATATATCCTAGCGCAACTCCTTTAGATACACAAAGAGGCAAGATTGCTTTCTCTACTTTATTAGGAGATAATATAAATAAAATACCAAGAAATTTAAAAGAAGTAGGACCTACTGATGAAGAATATAATAGTGAAGAAATACTTTATGTTAGAGTAAATAATCCTAATACTACAGACACTCTTCAAGTAAGAAATTTACAATATTATCCAGGAACTCTAGCTCAAAATGTATTGAATTTAGGCACTGTTAAAGAAACAGAATTAGCAGCAGTTCCTTTTCAACCTTTTAATATTGCTCCTGCGGATGTTAATGCTAATTTGGTTCCTGAAGGGGGTGCTACTACAGGGAATCAAGGAGAATATGGATCAACTACCCTTTATGTACCTAGCGGGACTACAGCGGAGGAAAGAATCCCTACGGGTCGTTTGCCTTGGGGGGATGTAGCAGATAAACAATCTTTTTATGCTGCAGATCAAAATCCATTTATAATGAAATTTAGTACTGTTGGAAATTGGGGTAATCCAGTTGGAGCAGTTGTAGCAGGAGCACCATTGTTAGGGGTGCCTCCCGCCGCTAATAGTGTTGCGCATGATAGTAATTATGTTAATGGAGTAAGGGCTATGGAACCAATTTTATCTATAGTAGAAACTAAACCAGTAGAGTCTCTTTTAAATTTATTTTGGGAAACTACTTTAACAGGAAAATTAGAAGAATTAAATAGCAGTATAGAAACAAATTATAATGGTATTATTGGAATGACAGCTACTTCTGGTAATTTTGCAGAAAGTATAGGTAATAGTAATGCTGTTGGCCCACAATTTAAATTTATAAATGGCTCTGGAGCTGAAGCAAGTAATATACAATCTATTCCCACAATTACCAAAGTAGTTAAACAAAATGATCCTAGTACCCCTTTAACTCCTATTTCAGATTATTTTACAGTAATAGAAATAGTGGCTGCTACTCAATATCAAATAAAAACTGGGAAGTATTTTTGGTATGGGACTAATTCTAATGACGATCCTTCTGGTGATGTTTATATATTTGATTTAGAAGTAATTTCTGGTACAAGCCCACAGTTTACAGATCCATTAACAAATGCTTTAACTTTAACCTTAACTAATGTAGCACCCGCTATATATAGCGATGCAGCTTATACTCAAAATAGAACAAGCGCACCATGGACAGCATCAAATGTAGCAGTAGGGGAATCAAATATTTTACAGTTATATGGGCTAAATGGTAGCGCAGATACAACTGGAGCCCCCGCTAATAGAACTCGAGAATTAGTATGGGAAATGGGGGCGATTATTCCAGCTAGTGCTGCTAGTTATTTTGAAATAGATGAAACTGGTCTTGTAACTACAAATACTACTCTTACAAATGAAGAAACTTATAATATAGGAATTAGTTTAACTGATGTTAATAATACAGGCTCTAATAAAGAAACAGTAACAACAGCCTTTACTTTTACCGCTGGAACTGCAAACGCACCTAAAATAATTGGTACTGGTTTAACAGGAACAACTGGAGAAAAAAATATGACAGGAATAGGCAATAAAGGGGAATATTTATTTGCTAATGATAGTATATATACAGTCCTGACTGCTACTGCTGTTGGGAATCCTTTTAATGTAGTTCCTACTTTTGTTTATAATGCGCAACGAAGATACAATGATGATACCCATGGTACACCTGCATGTACGCCAGTAGATGGTGGGACAAATTGCTGTAGGGCAAATTTATTTGAAGGAACTATAGAATTAAAACCTAAATTATTTACTGGAGCTTCAACTTTTGTAGGAGATGCTACATTAACATTTTCTATTCAATATAGACCAAACAATGGATCTAATTGGGTTAGTATTGATAGTGTAAATGCTGGGGCAGGATATGCCACATGGGCTGCATCTCAAACTCAACAATTCATGACTATATCTACAGCTGTTGCAAATCAAGAAGTTACTTATAAATATAAGTTTGATCAATTAGGAGAATATAGGGTAGTAACTAATGCAATTGGAGGTGATGGTGCTGCATATGTTAGTTTTACAGTAGAATTTAAAGATGGTACTTATAATACTGCCGCAGGACTTTGTAATCCCCCAGCTTAATTAGCTAAAAAACATGTAATTATATAAACAATGGCAATAACAATAGATGTAAATTATTTTAACTCCTTTTATTTAAAAAGAATTTATGGAAGTGATGGATCTGGCGCTAATGATCAAATACCCTATGCACATGAGCAAGGTACAAGAGCAACCTCATGGCAAACTCCCATAGTTTCTAATCCTACTTATGATTGGTATATAGAAGAATCTAGAATTAGAGGTGGTTATAATAATACTACTGTAGATTTTGGTGTAAAAGCTTATATAGTAGAAGATAATGATAGCCAAGTACGGAGAGCAAATAGTCTTATTTATTCAGGGATATTTAATTCTACAACTGGAGTTAATCAAACAAATCAATTTAGTGTAGGGGAAAAAATTACTAGAAGTGTAGATCCTAAAGGTGGAAGTATACAAAAACTATTTGCAGAAGATACCAATTTAACAGTCTTTCAAGAACGAAAAGTAAATGTAGCATTAATAGACAAGGATGCTATTTATACTGCAGAAGGAGTTGGATTAAGTACAACAGGCCAAGTAGTAATAGGACAAGTAACACCAATCTTAGGAAATTGGGGTATTGGAACTAATCCAGAATCTTTTGCTACATATGGTTATACAAAATATTTTGTAGATAAAGACAGAAATGCAGTATTAAAATTAGAAGGGAGTAATATAATAGAAATTTCAAATGCTGGGATGATAGATTTTTTTAGAGACCAGTTAAGTTTAATAGGAACAAATGGTGCTCTTGTTGGATCTTATGATGTTTATAATAAAAATTATGTACTTTCTATGCAACCTGATGGAAGATTTACTGATACTGATTATAAAACATTAACTTTTGATGAAAGAAATAAAGGTTGGACTAGTTTCTTTACATACAAGCCTGATGATATGTTTAGCTCTAAAGGAAATTTTTATTCTTTTAAAGCTGTTGGAGGCGCGTCTTATTTATATAAACATTATTCTAATCAAGATAGAAATAATTTTTATGGCACTAAAACTCCTTCGTCTATACAATTTGTATTTAATCCTACGCCAAGTCAAATTAAAACCTTTAAAACTATAAACTATGAAGGTAGTAATGGGTGGGAAGTAACTAATTTAATCTCAGATAGTACTGGCCAAGATCCTACAGTAACTCCTCCGGGTGGATGGTTAAGTAACTTTGACCAAATAACTGGTAATGTAAGAGAAGCAGATGGAACCCCTGGGGCGGCAGATTATACTAGAATATATAGTTATGATGAAGGTGCTTATACAGAAAATAATATTCAGTATAGAGCGGGATTCGATAGAAAACAAAATAAATATTGGGCGGTAATACCTAATAATACCCAAGACCCTATAGCAGGTGAAGTAATCTGGGGTAATCAAACTATGGGTATTAAAGGATATTTTACTACAGTAACTATGAAGACAGATAATACAACTAATAATGGTGGATTAAAATCATTATTTGCTGTTAGCTCTGAGTTTATAGGAAAATAAATTAAATTAAATGGAAGAATCAAAAGAGGTAGACCTAAGAAAGGAATTAGGCTTAACTAAAGAAAATTTTCGAACTCAAATAATGGAGTTAGAAAAAAGAATAAAAAACATAAATGATAGAGATGTTATTATAGGAGATTCACAAGTATGTCCTTTAAAACATTCTTTTTCTGATGGTATATATGTTAGAGAAATAACTATACCAGCCGGTATGTTAATACTAGGAAAGATTCATAAGCATGATCATCCGAATTTCCTATTAAAAGGGGAAGTTGTTGTAATTACTGAAGAAGGCGGAGTAGAAGAATTAAAAGCCCCATGTTCCATGATTTCCACACCAGGAACTAAAAGAGCTTTATATGCTAAAACAGAATTAGTATGGACAACAGTTCATTTAAATCCAACTAATACACAGGATTTAAAAGAACTAGAAGAAGAGATAATAGCTCCTTCATATGAGGCTTATGAAAAATTTTTAGAGACTACAAATAATAAACAATTAAAACAATAATAATATGAGTTGGGTAGCATTAGGTGTTGCAACAATTGGAGCTGTTACCAGTTATGCATCATCAAAATCAAAAGAGAAAAAAGCACGTAAACGTAGGAAAAAGCAAGAAGCTAAATTAGCTGCTTTAGAGGCTAATAGGCAACAAATTATAAACCCTTATGAGGGTGCAATTGATTTATCTGGTATGATACAAGATTTATCTGGGAACCTAACTAACCCTTATGCTAACCTAAGTGTAGCCACCCAGGCTGCAGAAATGCAAATAGAAGAAGCTGATATAGCATTAGCTAATACATTAGATACTCTTCGAGCCACCGGTGGTGGTGCTGGAGGAGCAACAGCTTTGGCGCAAGCGGCAATGAAAAGTAAAAAAGGGGTAGCAGCTAGTATAGAAAAACAAGAAGCTCAAAATGAAAAAGCAAGAGCTGAAGGTGAAGCTAATTTAGAGGCATTAGAAATGAATGAAAAGAAAAGATTACAACAAGCTTATTTTGGCGAAGCTCAAAGAATGCAAAATCTTGATGCACAAGGTAAACTGTTTATGTTTAATACTAGGGAAGGCAGAGAAAAAACTCAACTAAATAGAACCCAAAGTATGGCAGATCAAGCGGCAGCTTATGAAGCAGCGGCCTCGGCAGACGCGACTGCAGCTGTTACAGGCTATGTTAGTACTGTAGGTGGTATGGCGGCTAGTGGTGCATTTAGTGGCACAGCCTCTACCCCTTATCAAGAAGGTACTACAGCTACTAATCAACAGCTGTTAGATGCTGGTATGAGCCAAGGTGAAATTGATGCTGCTACAAGTGCTACAAATTATATAGCTAATAATCCAACTTCATTTATATCAGATCGTAGGTTAAAGAGAAATATTAAATTAATAGGTAAATCACCTAAAGGAATAAATATATATGCTTTTGAATATATTAATAAGATATTTGGGAATGGTATTTGGCAAGGAGTTATGTCAGATGAAATACCACAAGAAGCAGTTATAAAACATATAGACGGTTATGATAGAGTAGATTACTCTAAATTAGACGTTGAATTTAAAAATATATAGACATGTCATACGAAAATCCGCAATCTCCTAAATATATTCCAACTGCTCACCTTTCAAAAGAGGTAGGGGATGCTATGTTGGGAGTTGTAAAAGGCCGGGAAGAAGCAAAGCAATTAGAAAAAGATCGTTTAAAAGACGATAGAGTTAACGAATTAGCATGGGGTGATGCTTTAGGTGAAGATTTTAATGGCCAAATGGGCGAAGGAGTATTAAATGCTGCTTATGCAGGTAGTGGTAAAGAATATGCTGCTCTTCAACGAATGGTTACAGATCAGCCAGAACTTTGTCAAAGCGACAATTGTAGAGTTGAAATGCAACAATTACAAATATTAAAAAATGCCCCTAAACAATCTATTGCTATGTTAGGTACTTTTGAAAGTGCATTCCCAACTTTAGATGAAAAAAATGTAGATAAAACTCAACCCTTATATACAAAAATGAAAGCTGCTAGAGCAATGATTAAAGGTTTAAATGGATATGGTCCTAATCAGGGATACAGTATAGAGGTAATTAGAAATAAAAAAGATGGGAAATATACTGGTACTCAAGAATTAGTACTTAAAGCCCCATGTAAAAAAGATACTGTAGATGGTTGTCCTTTTGGAGAATCTGGAGAATGGAAAATTAATGACAAAACTCTAGAGAGTTATGATAAAGGGAATGGTAGTTTATTAACCTCAACGCCTGATTGGGGTGAACAGGCAGTAGAAATAGATGAATCATCGGGGGTTTTTGATTTTGAATCTGGGACACAAACAATTGATACTTCTTTTATAAAATCAGCTGGGTTTGAGGATAATGGGAAACCAAAACTAGCTACAAGAACAGAAACAGGGTTTTATAAAAATGATGCAGGAACCAATATATCATATGAATATCAAGTATATGATTATGATATGGATAAAATTAAAGCAAAAGTTGGTGGATATATTGCGGTGGAAGTAGACACTATGTTTGATCCAAGCGCTGGTGGTCCAAATGATGCTATTGCAATGTGGAATAAAACTTTAAGTGGATCTGCTCAAGAAACAATAGCAAAATTTAAAACAAAAGGCCAAACAATAACATTACCAGGGGGAATATCTGTAAAATTAGATGATCTTGGATTTATAAATAAAGATGGGACAATGGATTGGAGAGCAGCAGATACTGGTATAAATAAGCCAGGAACATTAGGGAGTATTTATGCAAAAAATGGTGAATTAAAACCAGTAGTTAAAGAACTTTATAAGCAGGTTTATACAGATCATTATATGAAAAATAACGTACAAGAGTTTATTAAGGATAATAACGAAACTGCTATTCCAGGAACACTTTCCCAAATTACAAGAATGCAGACGGCAGAGGAGCAAATAAAAGAAGCAAATCCAAAAAACCCAAGTAATGATGGAGAAATGGACTAAATATTAAATAAATATGAGTGCAAACTTAAATCAAGTACTTTTCGATAGTGATTTATGGCAAAACATGAATCGTGATCAGAGAGCTAAATTAGATTGGTTCTGGGAAAGTAATGCTACTACTGAGGCTAAAAAACAATATTTAATTGGTCAAAACCTTATGGACGCTGAAGAAGAAGAGGTTGCTATTGCTGAACAAGATGAAGAATCGCCAAAAATTAAAAAATTTACTGGAAATAGAGAAAAAGGAAAAAATATTTGGAATTATTTAACTAAGGAGGGAAAAATAACTAAAGATTATGAGGCTTGGTTAAAAAGAGTACAAAACAATCCAAGGTTAAGATATAATATTCATGACTATTTAACTAAAAATAATAAAATAACTAAAGATTTTAATGAGTGGAGTCAAGTTATTTTTGGTGATACAGCACAAGAAGAGTTAATTCAACCGGATTTAACTATAGATTCTCTAATCAAAAACCAAGAAGTAGATGTTTTTGGAATGCCAATACCTATTCAATCTGAAGTTGATGAAGAAGAAGAGGAGGATAATGGATTAAAATATGCTGATCAAATTAATAATATTACAACTCAATTAAATAATTTATTAAAACAACCTATTTTAAATGAAGATGGTACTGTAAATAGAGAAGCCACAATAAAGCAGCGAAATTCTATAATAGATAGTTACCCTGATGGAACAGAATATGCTGGTCATAAATTAATAGATGGCGAACTTCGCCCTATTACAGCAGAAGATATTGATCTTGAAACCCCTTTTGAAGAAATAGTTTCAGTAACGCCTGAAGAAACGGATGTTGAAATGGAAACTAAATGGGAAGGTGGATTGCCATTACCTTGGAATAAAAAAGCTGGTTATAAAAAAGTAGAAACTAAAGAATCTAAAGCAGCTAAACTAAAAGCCATAGAAGATGCTAAGCGAAAAACAGCTAGCCAATATGCTAATATGTTAAAAGAAAGATATGGGGACTATGGTTTTAAATTTAAAAACAATTACACACCAGCTACTAGAGCAGGAATGGGGGTTGAGGTAGATAAGGATAGTGAAATAATGATGACTGTTGAAGGTCCTACTGGTGAAACCTTAACTTTTGATTTTAACGAATTTAATGAACAGAAAATTAAAGATTTTATAAAAGGAAATCAAGTTCATAAAACACAAGCACAAATAGATAAAGAAAAAGAAGCTTATGAGTTATGGAAAAGAGGGGAATTAGATTTACCTACTACTTGTGATGAAGATGACAAAACAAAATGCAAAGATAAAATAACTTTAGATAAAATCGCTAGACCAAGTCAAGCTGCTATAGATTATTTAAGATTAAATGCTCCAGATATTGAAGATATTCCTGAAGATGATATGGATGCATTCCAAAAAGTATTTTCTGATACCCTAAACAAAGCTACTAGTTCAGATCCTAGAATGAAATTTATAACGGAGAATATTCAAAAAGAAGTATTTTCCCAAGCTGATGCAAAATCTTTAGAACTTAGTAGAGAATATGATACTACAACCCAAGAAGGACTAGAGTTAGCAACTAATGAGTTTAAAAAGTGGTATAACACAGAATTTCAAACTAAACTTAAAGATAATAAACAGGCTAAAAAATTATTTCAAGAATATGGAATTGCTGGGAAAGATTTTTATCAACAATATTCTTTTGATTATGATAGATATAATTATGATACATGGTTAGAAGATAATGTTTTAAGGAATATAGATGCTACTATTGCTAAAAAAGGTTACCAACCTTGGTATTCTAAATGGAGAGAGTCTTTAGCAAGTTTACCAAGTAGTATGAAAAATACTACAAACCTGGTAGAAATTGGATTACAAGAAATGTTTGAATGGGAAAAACGTTCTAAAGTATATGAAGGAATGAAAGAGGGATTTGACGATGGAACTTTAAATAGAGATATGACTATTAGAGAGGCTAGAAAATTAAATCCAGCTATAGATGAATTTATAACATGGAGTATACATGGGTGGGATGTTGATGCTAAGTTAGGTGAATTTTATGATACACGTAAAAAACGTTATGAAAACACTAAAGCAGATATGACAGAAGATCTTGATGAAATGCAAGATGCTGAAAAAGCTATGAGGCTTTTTACTCAATATGAAGAAGGTGGGTTTGTAGAGCCTGTTGCTGCTCTTATACAGCAATTACCACATATGGGACCCACAATGATAGGTAGTTTATTAATAGCGGGTGGTACAGCCAGTACAGCCACGGGGGTAGGAGCTGCCCCGGG